CACGTTACAACTAAATTATGCGAGCACTTCCGCCCCTTGATGACTCGTGTCAATTAGAACATCGAGTCGCACAAATATTAACTGAACAAGAAATACATGGATGGTACTTTAATGAACAAAAAGCTCAGCAACTTGAGTCATCTCTCAGAGGAGAGATGGAAGAATTGTTTGAAATACTTCGGAGACAATGGACTCTCATTGGAGGAAAGATGTTCACTCCTAAACGAAATAACGCTACACAAGGTTACATCGCCGGAACAGGAGTTACTCAACAACACAAACACCTCGGAAAATTAACTGACATTGAAGAATGTTCATTTACAAGACTAATAGAATTTAACCCCACATCACGAGATCACATAGCATGGATTCTTACGAATCGTTTGAATGTCAAACTGACCAAGACCACTACGACTGGGAAACCAATTATAGACGAGACTACATTGACGGAGATAAATATTCCCTTCTCGCTTCAATGTGCCAAATGTTTGACGATCAAGAAGAAGCTTGGAATGATATCCGAAGGCGTGAACGCTTGGAACAAGCTTGTTACTGCCAATAAAAGGATTCATCATCATTGCTCAGTAAATACTAATACCTTTAGAGCAAGCCATCGTAAGCCAAATTTAGCTCAAGTACCAGCTGATAAAGAGTTTAGAGAATTATTCACTGCATCCCCTAGTATGACAATGGTTGGAGCTGATTTAGCTGGGATCGAGTTAAGAATGCTTGCCCACTATTTAGGAAAATATGACGGAGGTCGATATGCCGACATATTACTCAATGATGATATACATCAAGTAAATGCTGACAAGATAGGAATCAGCAGAAGGCAAGTCAAGACTGTAACTTATGCATTCTTGTACGGTGCTGGAAACGAAAAATTAGGAACATCATATGATAACTCTTTACAACCCAAGGAAGCCCGTAAAAAAGGACAAGAGATTAGAAAGGCTTTCGTTGCTGCAATCGATGGACTCTCCGACTTATTGGCACAGATTCCAATACAGCTTGCTGAACGGGGCGGATACCTCTTGGCATGTGACGGACGAAGGGTGTTGGTCGATAGCCCACACAAAGGATTAAATTACCTACTTCAATGTTCAGCAGGAGTTGTTGCGAAGCGTTGGATGGTTATAGCTAACGATGCAATACATAACCCTCACACTCATCAACTTGCCTTTGTACACGACGAGCTGCAATACGAAACACCTCCAGACGATGCTGAAAATTTAATGAATTTATTGGAAAAAGCAGCAGAAATGGCTGGAGAATACTACAACCTACGATGTCCAATCGCAGCAGAAGCAAAAACTGGAAACAATTGGGCAGAAGTACATTAAGATATGAAATTATTGATTGATTGCGACTACATAGTATATAAATGCTGTGCAGCTGCTGAAACCGAACTGGATTTTGGTGATGACGTTATAGTTGTAACTTCACAATTTAGTGAAGCTTATAAATGTGTAGAAAGAGATTTAAACAAGATTAAAAATGAATTTCCGTTTCATGACGAAATTATTCTCTTTTTTACAAGCCCTAACAATTTTAGGAAAAAAATTTTACCGGAATACAAGGGACATCGAAATCGAAAAAAGCCCTGTGGATTTAAAAGAGTTATCAATGAACTCACAAAACACTACAAGGTAATAGTTAAATCTACTCTTGAAGCTGATGATTCTATGGGAATCTACGCAACTAAGTGGACTGGCAATATAATTGTCTCTCCTGACAAAGATATGCGTCAAATTCCTGGAAAATTATATGACTTCAATGAGACAGTTGAGATAACCCCTGAAGAAGGTGCTAAATGGCATTTAATTCAAACGCTTTCTGGCGACAACACAGATGGTTACTCGGGCGTACCAGGAATTGGAATAAAACGTGCTGAACAGATTTTTAAATTGAAAGGCTATACATGGCAAGCTGTCGTAGAAACCTTTGAAGAGAAAGGCATGACTGAACAAGATGCATTAACAAATGCAAGACTCGCAAGAATACTTACTGTTGATGATTATGACTCAGAAAAACAAAAACCAATCCTTTGGACCGCCCCCTCCGATTACAAAATTGACAATGGAGCAAGACTTGAAGCTGCGACAGCTTGAGTTAATGCTTAAAAAACCTGAGACAAGAAAAGAAGACATCACATTAGTCATGCTTGCTTTACAAGAGCAAGCCTTTGTCTTGTCTAATTGCATAAAAAATCTTATAGAAAAATGGCCGAAACCACCAACGACCACGGACCTCAGTACTACAGACGAGGCTCTATTGATGTTTGGGATTTTATTAGAGACCAAAAAGGACTTGGATTCCACCTCGGAAACGTAATCAAATACGTTTGTCGAGCGGGACATAAAGATAACGATATAGAAGATTTAAAAAAAGCTGTCCACTACTTAGAAAATGAAATTGAATACAGAACCAAACATCATAGCTAGGACCGGAAGGGTCCAGCAATGGATTGACAATCCAGAATCCCGTCTGCCCGTGTCATGCACAATCTTCGTAGTCGAAGACTCAATGGAAGGTCCAAATGGAATTGAAGCAAGCTGGCGTTTTGTTAGCCATGCTCTCCGCTTTGGAGCGGGAGTCGCGGTCCACCTGTCGAAGCTTAGACCCGCTGGAACAGAAACAAATAAAGGACCTGATACTCTCGTTGCATCAGGACCCGTATCATTCGCAAAAATCTACTCAACATTAAATGAAATACTTAGACGCGGTGGGACATACCGTAATGGAGCGTGTGTTCTTCATCTTGATATTAACCACGCCGATATTCTTGAGTTCGTGCAAGTCTCCCGACAAGAACTCCCATGGGTTAAACGATGTGTTGACCTCACCGAATCCCTCTGGGCTGAAGCAAGTACTGAAACAAAGGAAAGCATTATACGAGGAATTGCTAGGGGAGACATCTGGCTCAATAAAATAAAATATGATGATGACGGAATTAGAATCTGGAGCAACGTCTGTCTTGAGGTTTACTTGCCCTCACGCGGAACGTGCCTCCTACAACACCTTAATATGTCTGCCTGTCGTATCGGCGACCTACGAAAAGGTATGCGTGAAGGCATGTCAGATTTGTGTAAGCTCCACAGTGGGACAGGGATTGACAAGTCTGGAGAATATCTTGCGCCAAATATCGATAGGCAAGTTGGATTCGGACTCTTAGGTCTAGCCAACTTCTTAGCAAATAACAACATAACCTACGCTCAGTTTGGCGAAGCTCTTCAAGCAACTAATGATGCTGAGAACTACGAAGGCTACGCGGGATTAGCTGCACGCGAGCTTTTTCTGGGCGTACAAGAAGCAGCAAACATAGCAAGAGAGAACAACATGGTTAGAGCATTTGCTATAGCTCCAACGGCTAGTTGTTCTTATAGAAGTAGAGATCTCAATGGCTTTACAGCAACTCCTGAGATCGCACCTCCTATATCACGTACAGTTGACAGGGATAGTGGTGAGTTTGGGGTAGAACGAGTTGAATATGGCAACGTAGAAATCGCATCCGAAGTAGGATGGGAGAATTATAAAAAGGTAGCTGATGAAATAATGATCATGCTATCTAGAACTGGTTTGCTTCATGGCTATAGCTTCAATTCTTGGAGTGATATGGTGACTTACGATGAAGCATTTATCGAAGAGTGGCTGAAAAGTCCACAGACTTCGCTCTATTATTCCTTACAAGTAATGAGCGACACTCAAGATAAATCTAATGCATATGCTGCATTAGATCAGTCAGAAGTTGAAGATTACTTGGCAGACATAATGAGCAATAAACCTGAAGAAATTAATTGCGACTGTCAACAATGAACCCCTACGAAAAATTATTAAATAGAAAAAGAACATGGACACCTGTCCAAACCACTAAAGGAAGAGTCAAATATGGCGCAGAAGAAACCATCTTCAATTGTCTCGCAATACGCAACATGGAATGTCCAGTTGGCTCGTTTATATCTGATTCACTCTCTGAGATTCCAGAGAAAAGTAGAAAACTTTTGGAATCAAATGTAAAGGATGAAGATAACCACGACTTAGCCCTTGGATATATCGCTAACGCTTTAGGCGTAGATGATCAAGCTGAAGCCGAGGCATTACGCCTGCGAGATGCATGGATAGCTCATCCAGATCACACAATATTAAAAGCCTTAGTTATTGAAAGAGCAATATTCTTTGTAGTATTGCCCTTCTTTAGGTTTAATGGTGATGCTGGATTAAGAACTGTCAGTGCAGATATATCAAGAGACGAGCAAATACATGTAGCAACAAATAGTTTGGTATGTGCAGAGCTTGGTCTTACACCAAGTCCTTCTTTAGACAAATTAAGGAAGGCAACAATTAACTGGATAATGCAACCTTTAAATCAAATACATGACGATAAATATTTAAGCAAAAAATTTTGGCTTGATGCTAGTGATCGTTTGATGTATGAAGGTAAAGCTCCAGAATTTAACTCTACCAAGGCTGGAAGAATGCCAGCGTTTTTTGAACATGCAAACACCAACCTCCCTCAATATGCTTGAACCTTTAATAGGTCCAACTGTTGAATCCCTCCTTAATGAAATGGAGGAAACTTTTCCACCAACAAACCCTCACCCAAAAGAAGAACTAGCTCCCATTATGTTTAAAGCTGGTCAACGCTCAGTTGTTGAGTGGTACACAAATAGATTAAAGGAAAATAAATAATGGCATTAGAAAGATATTGGGACTATGCCTACAGCGTAAGTAACCAAGGAAATACAAGATATCATGGACCTTTAGAGAGGCAAGCTGAAGGTGGTGCTGGTACTATGTCATCAGGTCATCACTATGGAATCTTATCTAGTGGTTGGGATGACAAAGCTTATTATGAAGCCAATACAGGTTATGACCATATAAATATGTATGATGCTGCATCTGATTCTTCAGGTACATATAATTATGGTCAATCAGGTGGGTATGATGGTCGTATTGCAAACGCCACTAAAGATGTTATTGGTTATGATCCAACCATTGGTGCAAATGCAACTTTAAGTAGAGGAAAACAATACTTTACTAAATGGTTATCAGAAGCTGATTATACAGATCAAGACACTACTGGTAGAACTCTTCAGACTTATAGATCCGATGACGTAGATAAAAGACGTAAAGAAAAATATGACAGGATTGGCGGAGCTGTTGAAGTTATTAACTTTGATCAGTACATGAATGATGTTGGCTATGCGGAAGCTGCTCAAGCTATGGGTATAGATAACTATGAAACTTTGGATCAAGTCCATAATGCTATGGGTTATATGCAAGGTACATGGCAACCACCAGCTGAAGAAGTAGTTGAAGAAGTACAACCTGATTTACAAGTACTTGATGGTACTGAAAGCGGTCAAGGTAGTGGATTTGTAGATCCTGTTGTTGGAGTTACTGAGCAAACACAGCAAGACACTTTTGATTATCAAACAGCATATAACGAGTTAGTTGGAAATTTAAGTACTCAACAAACAGCTTTTGATACACAATTATCAGACCAACAAACAAGTTTTAATACACAATTATCAGATGCTTTAGCCACACAAAATACTGATTTTCAAACTGAGTTAGCTAATGCTTTAGCTGGTCAATCAGATACTTATGCTACTGATTTAGCTAATGCTTTAGCCGGACAACAAACAAATTTTGATAGTGCTTTTGCCACACAGCAAGCCGGTTTCGATAGTGCTTTTGCCACACAGCAAGCAGGTTTTGATACTCAGCTATCGACTATTAATACTGCGCTAACAGGATATCAAGATCAAGTTAAGACTATGCAAGAAGAAGCTATGAAAGCTCAAGAATCTATGAGGATTCAAGCTGCATATGGAGATCCTGGTAGAACTACTGGAGCATCAGTAACCGGAGTACAGGCAGCTGGTGAAGAGGAACAACAACAAATGCTAAAAAATCTTGGAGCTACTGGTTCCTTTGGACGAGACGGTTTAAGAATATCATCATTAAATATATAAGAAAATGACAGCAAAATCTAGGTATGACTATTTGTCATCGGATCGTGCTCAGTTTCTAGACGAAGCAAAACAAGCAGCTGATTTAACACTGCCTTATTTAATTCGTGGACATGAAGAATACTCCCAAGGGATGAGAAATCTTCCCCAACCTTGGCAAAGTGTTGGAGCGAAAGGTGTAGTTACTCTTGCATCAAAATTGATGTTAGCTCTACTACCCGTTCAAACCAGTTTCTTTAAATTACAGGTTGACGAAAGTCAATTAGGAGAAAACTTTGGTCCAGAAGTAAGGTCAGAATTAGATTTATCTTTTGCAAAAATAGAGAAGACAATCCTTGAAGCAATAGCTGCGTCAAGTGATCGTGTTGTAGTTCATCAAGCTTTAAAACATTTGGTGGTATCTGGCAACGCTTTAATATTTATGGGTAAAGAAAATCTTAAATTATATCCTCTTAACCGCTATGTCATAGAACGAGACGGCAACGGCAATGTGATTGAAATAGTTACAAAAGAAACTATTGCAAAAAAATTAATTTATGACGAGCTTCCTGAAGAAGTCCTCACACAGTACGCTAATGAGGAAGGTGAATCGGAAGACGCAGAAGAGTGTGATATCTATACACACATAACAAGAGACAACAACAGATTTGTATGGCATCAAGAAGTACATGATTATGCACTTCCTAAATCATTCAGTAAAGCTCCAGTAGATGCTAATCCATGGATTGCACTGAGGTTTAACGCTGTTGATGGTGAAGATTATGGAAGAGGAAGAGTTGGTCAGTTTATGGGTGACTTGAAATCTTTAGATGCTTTATCACAAGCTCTTGTTGAAGGTAGTGCGGCGGCTGCAAAAGTTGTTTTTACAGTCAGCCCAAGTGCTACAACAAAGCCTTCTTCTCTAGCTAGTGCTGGAAATGGAGCAATCATACAAGGTAGACCAGATGATATTGGTGTGGTTCAAGTTGGCAAAACAGCTGATTTTGGGACTGCATATCAGATGGCATTACAACTTGAAAAAAGATTAAACGAAGCATTTTTAATACTTAACGTTAGACAGTCTGAACGTACTACTGCTGAAGAAGTACGGATGACTCAGATGGAATTAGAACAACAATTAGGTGGGCTGTTTAGTTTACTTACTGTTGAGTTCTTAGTTCCATATTTAAATCGAATATTAAATGTGTTTCAAAAATCAGGACAGATCCCCAGATTACCAAAGGATATTGTCAAGCCAACTATAGTTGCCGGTGTTAATGCACTAGGTAGAGGACAAGATAGAGAAAGCCTTGCTTCGTTCTTAGGAACTATTGCACAGACAATGGGACCAGAAGCAATATTGCAGCATATAAATCCAGAAGAAGTTATTAAAAGATTGGCAGCCGCTCAAGGTATTGATGTCTTAAATCTTGTAAGAAGTATGCAAGAAATACAACAAGAAAGACAGCAAGCAATGCAACGTGAACAAGCCATGATGCAACAACAACAACAGACGGATCGTATGAAAACACCAATGGCTGACCCATCTAAGAATCCAGCATTAGCTAGACAACTAGATCCAACCCAAGAAACATAATGAGTGAAACATTAACTATGACACCAGAGGAAACTCCAGCTGGTGAACTAAGTCCACAAGAACAAGAATCCCTAGAAGTAGGAGAGAAGATTGTTGAAGCGCAAGAACAGCGTCTTGCTGGAAAATATGAGAATGCACAAGAATTAGAGAAAGCCTACATAGAATTAGAAAAAAAATTAGGTAGTCCAGAAAAGGCTGAAGATAAACCTGAAGCAACACAAGAAGAACCTAAAGATAAACCTAAAGATAAACCTAAAGAAGCAAGTAATATTCTTGATCAACTTTGGGATGAGGCGAGTTCTGGTGAAAAATTTAAACCAGATACTTTAAAAGAATTGACCAAGATGAAAGCAACTGATCTTGCTCAAATGCATTTAAAATATAGACAAGAAGTTGCTGGAAAAGATACTGCTCCTAAAGCACTAAGTCAAGAAGATATTACTGGATTAAAAGGTGTAGTTGGTGGTGAAAAAAATTATGACAATATGCTCCAATGGGCTAATCAAAATTTAAGAGAAGGCGAAATACAAATGTACGACAAAGTAATGGAGCAAGGGAATCCCTTGGCTGCATACTTTGCAGTTCAAGCCTTAGCTTATCGCTACCAAGAAGCATCAGGAAAACTTGGTGAAATGGTTTCAGGTAAAGCACCTAAAGCTTCTGGGAATGTATTTAAGAGTCAAGCTCAAGTTGTAGAAGCTATGAGTGATCCTAAATATGATCAAGATCCAGCCTATAGACAGGAAATTCTTGACAAACTTGCACGTTCAAATATCGATTTTTAATCATGCCAAAAGGAAAAGGAACTTACGGAACTAAAAAAGGAAGACCACCCAAAAAGAAATGACGGACAAACTTTTAAACATTTACGCAAACGAAACACCTCCAAGACTAATGACAAACCACAACCACAACCACAACCACGACAATGACCAATGGCATGTTGCCGA